TGGGCAGCCGGAGCGTAGCTAGCTGCGTCTCCGCTTAGATCCTGACCAATAAACCAACCAGCAACAGCTTCGCGTGAAGCCTGCTTCATATCTTGTGGTCCAGTATCAGTTGAGCCACTGAGCCCAATGCCTAGGATAACCCCTTGAAGGCTCGTATCAGTGGTGAAATCGAGATCGCGCAGTTCTTGCTCAAAAGTCTCTCCAACCCAGAAGTCCTGCAATGAGGCACTTGGGTAAAATCCTCCTGCGAGGAGTTGAGGGTTAGTGTTGAGCTTTCTGCGCACAAAGTTGGCGCTATCGTCATTAAAGTTAAACTTGAATTCTTGTTCACCATTCAGGGTTCCATTGACAACAATGTTGAATAAGCCGTCAGAATCGGTTCCCACTAAAACACCTTGCTGTGTGATAGACTGAGCGCTACGACCTGCAGAGGCGGTGGCCGCTCCACCAGCGATGGAAAGCGGAGTTCCCTTAAGAGATATGGAGCCGGTATTCATATAAAAGATTGCGGCGAGTTCAAGATTGTTATTAGCTGCTGTCAGATCTGCAACCGTTCCCGATTGACAGACCCAGAGCCCATAAGCACCACCAACTGCTGCGGGGTTAGTGCCGAGATCTTGAGATGTTTCCCAACCTGCACCTGCGGCGCCACCAGCAGAGCCACCGGCTGAGGTCTGTTGACCAAGCAAGCGCATGTAAGTAACTGGTGCGACAGATGGCTGTAGGAATGCCTTCGCGGCGTATGTGCCGTACATTGGCGATTGGTAGTTTCCATCACGGTAAACATCGTTAGCGCCACCGGCGCCTGGTACGGTATCTCCGAACGCCTGAACAAACTGCGAATATGATTCGACTTTGATCGGCTGCATGGCCAGACCGCGAGACGATCGACCAATAACTACTGGTCCGATTTCTTGTGGGTTTTGTGGGCGAAAGGAATTGTCAATTTCGTTGACAAAGACACCCGGCGATACAAATTTAAAACTTTTTACTGACATGTTGCTTAGTCCCTCTTGTGATGCGTGCAAGATTGTATTATAGTGCAATCATAGATAAATAGTGTGGGTATGGTCGAAAAGCTGAAAAAGGACCCTGAACTAAGCAGAAAAAAGCCCACTGTGTTCAGGAACTGTCAGAGAACCATGGTACCTCGCCTGCTGGCATCTCTCTTTCGGAAGGAAACTGATATTCTACCGTATTTTCGTCAATCCTAACGATGGGTCTATCATCATTCTTTCCCTCGCCAATAAGATAGCCTAGAACCTTGATTGTGATCTCGGTAGTAAACATCCTCATCTCTTCTGCGAGGTTTGACACGTTGTTGCTTTGTGCAAAGCTCTGATCAATGAACGCCTCGTATAGGTGTCCGTTTCGGCGCATCACAAAGGTGTTCGCCTGTCCGGTGCGAGCCATGAACGGGCTGACTAGCGAGTTCATCTGCTGTTGGTATTCGCTCTTAATCACTATCTTATAGTCAACATTAACATATACTGGGAGTGGGATTGACAAGGTTTGGACCACTACCTTCTTGTTCTTTCTCGGATAATATGGTTGTCTCTTTACTTCTAAGTTTGTGCGAGTATTGCCTACGGTGGCAAAGTTACGAGTCTTATCAGGAACTATTCTTTTCGCTAATACAAATCTCCCGGAACGTCCGTTTTTATCTTTCGAATAGTAGTTTGCTTGGAACACCCCACGCTTCGCAGGATCTTTGGTAATACCAGTCCTTTCAACACTTATAATTGGGAGTTTAAGAGCACCTCCATCATCTCGGAGATCTTTCTTGTGCTTTATTTGATATGCTCGCTCTGGCACCTGCCATATAACAGGTACTTGAGTGAAGCCTTCGTTAGTGTGGGCTTGTAGGTCTAGATCCTTCTTAAGCCACGATACAAGGGAGAAATCAATATTCTCGATTGTAGAAGCCAACATACCCACTTCTTTAAGTGTGAGTTGCCCATCCTCTCCCTCTGGGAGCATTGCAAAGTCAAAGTTATCAGGTAGCATCGAAAAGCCCCTTTCTTGCGCGCTTGCAGACTGCATGCACTTCAAATGTTTGGTCGACCTGTCCGAACAGCTTCTTGGGCTCAGATAACTTAACTATTTCATAATAGAAGTCACCGTACAGTACAAAATCGCCCTCGCGAACGAACAAGTTTTGATCTTCAGTTAATCGGCGCTTATGGAAATGGACATTGATCTCCCACGATTTGTCGATTCCTGCATTCTCCAAATATGTCGTTTCGAACTGCGTGAAATCAACCAGTGCATATACTCGGACTGGTGGGAGGTAAGTTTTCTCTATTGCTTCCCCATATAACTCATGGAAGTCCGTCGTTTCGAGATCAATCGGATAATAAAGGATCTGTTGCCCAATGACCTTTTCAATTAGCTCGTCATTTACCTGCTTGACAAGATTTCGCTCTTTCTCTCCCAAAAACAAGGGAGCAGGCGGAGCAGGTGGTCTTTTCCATTCGTTATCTGACATTTATCTAACCCACCATGATTGGAAGCGGCGAATATTTTAGCGTTTCAGCTGTTGCTACTGCTTTTTCTTGATCATCCTTTGCTAATTGGACATATTCCATCTCTTTGAGTAGCTCTCGGAGCTTGTCTCTTAACGAATCTTGTTCAGCTTTAGCTTGTGAAAGTAGATCCGAGTGATTTAACGTAACTGATTCACCCGGAATTGGAATTGTGGTGAACTTTCCTCGGATTTGTCCCAGCATCTCTTTGCAGAGTGCTAACGAATACTTACGAATCCATTGTTTACCAATGGCGTTGATGTTTTCGTAAGGAATGTTGCCGAACGGGGCTGTATTAATGTTGTTGATGCCGTCGACGCTGCCAGATGGTCCGGCTCTGCCTTCCCATGCGTTGTCTTCTACATAAAACTGAACCCAGATACGGCTCATTTCGCCAAGACCCCAATAACTAGGCATTGGAAACAGGCGCAATCTACCATCGATTAACTCATATGAGTAGTTTGATGTTCTTGTCCTTAATGAATCTTCATACATGATGGCTTGCATCTTGTTTTGCCATGTAGGAATGACTTCAAACGTCGAATCATCCGAATATTGTCCGTATGTCGACATATTACCGACAACACCTACACCGCCGTAGTATCCATAGAAGCGCCACATTGCACGAGGCGAACGGAAGAACACCTTGGTAACGTTAATGCGCTTATTGTTGACTTTTCCGGCATAATCGACCGCAATACCGCCGTCGTCCACACCAGAGTCGGATGCGTCCATGATGATTTGTCGAATGTCGTAGTCCTGCTGCCCTGTGGCTGGTGAAAAGGATGCTGAGTAGTATCTAACGTCGCCACCCATGCCGGCGTAGGAGGTAAGCCCGTCTGCGATGTTTCGCGCTGACTGGAACTTGAACTTTGGGTATTTGAGTGCCACATGTGTGCCGCTTAAGCTCGAAGATAGCGGACTATCAACCATATCGCCTAAGTGGTTAAATGTACCGGTAGTATTGCCCAGCATTGTGCCGAGGGCATTTTTACCTTGATGGAGGTTAATGATATATGAGTATTCTAATACTGCTTCTTCGTAAGCTGCGTATACGTTTGACGGGGTTAGCTCAATGTCAACAACATCGCCACCAAGCTTCTTATATACATAGGCTACCTGAGCAACCGCTCCTGTGATAAACTCGGCTGAGCCAGTATAAGCTCCAAAGGGAAGCGATGTCGCGACTTTGATCGCACTTCCGGTCGATGTAAGTACAATGGCGCTAGTTGTCGATAGTGGTTGAAGATCAGTTGGCATATATAGAAACTCCTGCTGTAGTAAGTAGTCTTTTATGTCTAAAGGATCCTGCCCGGGCTAGAAAAACGAAAATCTCAAAAAATTGGCGGCGGGATTTTTTAGGATACTGGCACTTTTATAAAAGAAAACCCCCACCGAAACTAACCGATGGGGGCTTAACTTTATTGTGCTATGCGCTTATTGGCTATGCACCTGACTCACCGAGCATACCTCGGACGATAACCAAACCGTAGAGGTCTGGACGAACCATCTTCTTGGCATAACGAGTCATCACGCCCTTGCGAGGCACGAAGTCTTCTGGTCCAAAGATGGTAGGAGTGGTTTGTAGTGGCACGTAAGGTGCGTATACATATCCAGATTCAAGGAAGCTGGAACCACGTCGACCGACGAGAACCACGTTTCGGAGGAAGTATGGGTCAACGATGACGTCAAACTTCTTAGAAAGTGATCCAACCTTAACAGCACCAACGGAACCCTTCTCGTCATCTGCAGTAACAGATGCGCGGAATCCGGCGGTGAACTCAAGGATGTTGGCAACCTCTGGGGAACAAACGATGAAGTTTGCGCCACCACGAAGAGTCTTGCGGTGGATTTGAGCAGAAACATCATTGATTGTCTCAATGAGAGTCTCATACCACTCGCTGACAGTACCGGTGAAGTCGGGAGCCTTAGTAGACGCACCAATCTCGGCACCAGTTTCGCGGTTGAGGAACATACCAGGAGAACGAGCCCAGTAGTATGTTGCAGCCGTTGCACCATTTACAAGGTCAGCGAGGATCTCACGGTCGATCTCAAGAGCAATCTGCTCAGAAAGAATCGAAGTAAGTTCTACCTCTGCATCCAAGTTGTGGTAAGCGTTGAGGTCTTGACCCAATTCGGGTGTCCACTTCGCTTTCAACTTCTTGGTCATCGCTGTGATAGCGATGCTGTCGACCTTGATGTCGATCTCAGGAATGTTATCTTGGTTTTCAAGACCCCATTCAGTCTGACCAACAATCGAACCCATCGCTCCACCGTTTACGAGGTCATCAGTTTGAGCCCAAGAGAGGGTACTAACAGATGCCGTAATTCCCGAAAGAACTGCGCGGCCTAAGTTGAGGCTGTCTCCAGTATGATCACCATCTACTCCCAATCCTACCCAGTAAGTGGCAATATATGGAGTTCCAGAAGCACTAACTTCGTGAGTCAAACGGCGCAACATGCGCGCTTGGGCGGTGCCGGCGGCATTCTGTATAACACCGTTACCACTAGAAGAGGACACATTGAAAGACTGAGGTCCGTCAAGGCTAACCTGATCTAGTCCGCTCTTAAGCAGGATAACTTCTGCGACAGTTGCGGAACCAGACACAAGGTCTGCATCCCAACGGAAAGCCTTCATTGTGTTAGCGTCGTCAGTGTCAACGTCGCCCCAGTCTCCATGAAATCCGAGGACCGGAGTAATAGTGACCGCATTACCTAAAGCAGATCCAGTTGGAGATGAATAACCGTTGTTGAGGTTATATGCACCACCTGCAAGTCCAACACCATAGCCATCAAGGTCCACACCACCGGTGATTTGTGATCCTACTGCGTTTCCACCGTAGAACGAACCAGACCATTTGTAGCCCAGACGAGAATACTGATCATCAGCACCACCACCTGTGTCACGACTTACTGTGAAGTCAAGGAAGAAGATGAGACCACTTGGCAGACTCATCGGCTGAACACTAACAAGATCGTTAGCAATCAGTCCCGCGAATACACGACGAACGATTGGGAATGCGACAGCTGCAAAGCCTTCAACATCACCACCCGCCATTGTAGAACTCTCACGGAGAAGCTCTTTTGCTTGATTCTCAAGCAAACGTGCCATAGTTTGTCGGGTGCGACTAGAGTCCAGTCCTTCGAGTAGACCTGTCCGCTCCCATTTACTTAACAATGCATGCCCTTCAGCACGCATATCTCGGTTGACGACACCTTCGGTCAATCTATCAATAATACCAGCCATTTTTTTAATACCTCCTGTAAATTGTATTTATATTGTATCTATTTGATACCTGCTAGTCTTTTCATCCTATCCGAGATTGGATCGGATGATGTGCTTTCCTTGCGGGAAGCACGCATAACAGAAGTTCGATGGCGACCAATTGCTTCGCTAAGTGATTTTGGCTCTCTCTTAGGAGAACTCTCCACTGTAGTTTCGAGCGTTTGGTGAATCATCTTCGCCTCTGCTACAGAACCAGCTCTCGAAATAGCGTCAGCAATCTTAGTTTTTTGCCGCTCATTTAGGGAGGTATTTCTCAAAACACGGTTCGTGTAAAGCAAGCGAGCGTTAGAAAGGTTCACATGTTGTGTTGCTTCCTTCAACTCTGTTACTGCTTGCTTGTGTTGTTTAAGGGACTCTTTCAGTTGGTTATTTTCGAAAACCAACTCTTCTTGAGCCTTCTTTAAAGTTTCTAGTTCATCTTGCATATCAGTGCTGCGGCGGTGCGCGAGAGCTTTTTCCATCTCCCACTTCATGCTCTCTGAGGAGCGTCCAGCCCAGCCCGATAAGGATGCGTCCATATCTACTGTAAGTTCTTCGACGATAGAGTCAATGATATCATCGGACATTTCAAAAGATTCGTCGACAGGACCTTCGCCGCCATCATCCGTAGCTTGAAATTGCTCAGTCTCGGCTTTTGTCTCTTCTGCACTCTCTTCGCCGGCGGTTTCGCCAGTTATGTCATCAGCTTCCTCTTCAATAACTTCGTCGCCAGTGGAGAGCAGTTCTGCTAAATCTTCTTCTGTAATATTAATCTCTTGTTCGCCCTGAAGCTGCTGTACAGCTTCTTGAAGAGCGTCTAAGTTAATCTCTACCTCAACTGGCTCACCAGTGTTAGGCAGCCCAGAGAGATTCTCGCCGTCAAGCTCGCTAAAGTCATCAGTTGCAGCAAGAGGGATATCCTCAGCCACGACTTCACCGTCGCCAGTTGGGGCAACTTCCTCAACGCCAGCCGGTGGTGCGGGCTCTTCTAAGTCCAGCCCACCAAGATCAGCTTCTCCACCCAGACCTAGATCCAAATCGGGCTCCTCTTGCTCTAAGAGCGCGGCCATGGCAGTTCTTACTTCGTCTGAATACTTGTCAATAACTGCAGTTTCTGCGTTTTTTAATGCTGCCTCGCGTAATGCCTTTGCGTCAACAATTGCATCTCTCAATAAATCGGACATCAATATACTCCTGAAATGAAATGGTACTATTTCACAATAAATAGTGTTGCGGGGATCAAAAACCCCTTTTTATGTATAGACTATAGATCAATGTAATTATATTCCCACACACAGGTAACATTGACGTTATCGGAAGCTGCATCAGGATCGATTGCGATCCCCACGATATTGCCCACTCCAAAGTGTTCTGAGCCGGTTAGAGAAAAGCTAACCGTGGTGTCTGCTGCAGCCATAGTCTTTGTAGACCTCTCCACTATATCAGTGGCGCTAGCACCAGAAAAGTTTGTGGTTCCGTTGGCGGCTTTATACAAATCCAAAGTTACAGAGCCTGCCTGCGTGCCCGACATGCGAACAAGTGCCTTAACAAGGCGACCATGTGCTGGCGCGACCATGTGGTCTAGGTAAGTGGGAGTGGTGGCTTCAACAGTAGACATAAAAGGAATGAAATATGTAGCTAGTCCGGCGTTCGCAAAGTTATGAATAGTTGCTTGCAAACTCTTAGCACGAAGAGAGCCAGAAATAGTAACGTCCACAGAAGAGGATATATAACTATTTGTAACCGTCAATCTGTCAGTGCTATTTGTTTTAAACGAAATTTGATCAGATCCAAAATCAATCTGGGTATCTGTGTCGTTTTCGTTTTTAATGTCTCCGAGATCTCTTGGTCCCTTTGAGGTATTATAAGCCATTTATATATGTTCCTTTGTATCTGCTTTCATAGTAAGTAGAGAAATTTAGTGTCAGGATCCCCGACCATTGATAATCCACCAAGTTTTTCCATCTGACTGGAAGGATCTGCTCGATGTTGTCATCTTAAGTATAACTTCCTCGTATATATCTAGAAGTCCGCCGGCGCTTTTGATAACGAGCTTGTTGCCTTTAATACGATACTTCTCGGAATTAATAAGTTTGATATTTAAAACTCTGCCATCATTCTCGGATGCATCTGGCAATATTACGCAAACCTTATTATCGGCTGTGTCTGCCAATACTGTGTAGTCATCAGCTTGAACTTCATATTCTGGGATGTTTGTGTGTGTGATCTTCTGGTAAGTTGCCCCTTGGGCGCGTAAGGCGCCTTCTGCTACTAGCTCGTCTTCTATCCGAGCAGTCATAGCATTCAGGGTGCCGGCTAAATTAAGTGTGTTCTTTTGCTCATCAAAGCGTAAAGTCTCGGCGCCACCAAATGTGTTGCCCTTTCTAAACTGAAGGCTTTGGCGATTGCCGCCGGGGTGGTGTCCTTTTGTTTTGATATAATCACGGTACAATTCAGCAAATGTTGTTTGACGTAAGCCGTTCTGTGATGTATCAAATAGGAGTAGTTTGTCACCATCAGAAACTGTTTGACCGGTCTTGCTCATTGGTGTTGCAGCATCAAAGTCCACATAAAGCTGATTATTTGCAGTAGAGATAGCACTATTTGGAGGGAGTTTTATGGTCTCTAGATTTAGTGTCCCCTCAAGCGCGCTGGCATCTAAGTGGTTGAGTAGGCTACCATTCCCTTCGATGCTGTCGAACTTCAGCTTGCGTCCGAGAAGTACTCCGTTATCATAAGAGAGATTGGGTGTCGTCTCTATAAGCGGGGTGCCCGTAGCTAGCAAGAGGGACCCAGCCTGGTTGTTCTTGATCGCCTCTACTGCTGGTGGTGTGATTTCTCTCCCGTCGTGCAATTGGAACCCTTTCGCAATTACCGTCTTAGTGAAAATCTTGTTACCGCCGATCTTTTCGTCTGAGAAGTTATCGATGGCGTGGTCGATTTTATCTATTTTATTCAGTTGTTCTCTTTGCTCTACTGCCAGTCCACTTGGCGACTGCACCACGTTATAAGCCATAGTTTTTTATCCTTCTCTCTTTTAAGGCGTTCTGCAATTTTAAATAGTAATGATAAACAAAAAAGGACGCCCCCCACAATGTGAGAGGCGCCCAAAAGGTTATCCTATATAGAAAACTAAATAGAATATATCATACTAGACGATGAACCAGTGTGTGGCATCCATAGCAACCAAGCTGATAGCAGAACCAGTAGATTCAAGGATGATGGTTTCACCACCTTCAATAGAATCATTGGAAGCTGCAACGATTGTGCATGTGTGGATTGAGCCAGACAATTTGATATCAAGCTTCTTACCAGCAGAAGCTGCTGGAAGAGTGTATGTTTGAGCAGCTGTGGTTAACAGAGCAAAATCAACACTCGCAGAAAGTGAGTAGCTATAAGGTGCAGCCCCATAGTTCTCAGTATCAGCAGCGATATCAGCACCAACGATGCTGTCGACGTAGATTGTACTCCAACGAAGCGCGCTAGAACCTAAATCGCGAGCAGAGTCGCTAGATGGTACAAGATCCGAATCGAAACGACCGGTAGCTGTGATGGTATCACTAGTAGCATTACCAAGATCAACGTCACCGGTTGCTACGAAAGCAGCAACAGTGGCGTCAGCAGCTGAAGCAGCACCAATAGTTACTCCGTCCAGAGAACCACCGTTGATATCAGCAGTTGTAACTGAACCGAGGTCGACACATGTCTGTGACGCGGCCGACCAGCCGGCGCCGATAACCATTCTTTCTGAACCGTCTGTGGTGTTGAACACAAGATAGTCAGTACCAGATTCGAAAATCTTGAAAGCTTCTGCTGTATTATCAGTCATCTCTAGATCGATCTGAGTGCCATCAGCAGAAATACTGTCGAGAGCAATGTCGCCAACGTTTGTGATGTTACCCTCAGAAACGCTCAAAGATGTAACTGTTGCTGCGGCTGCAGAAGCAGCACCAATAGTTACTCCGTCCAGAGAACCACCGTTGATATCAACAGTTGTTACTTCACCAAGATCGGCAACAGTACGACCAGCGTTTGTCCAGTCAGCGTTCATAGCCGAAATGGCAAGAGCACCAGCATTAGTAAGACCATAGGCTCCCATTTGTAAAGAACTACCGGTAATACCAGACGAAGCTGATAAGCTTGTACCGTTAACTTGTCCACCAGCGGAGTAAATAACTCCTTTGCTGTTTACAACAGAACCAGCACCAGAGCCGTCAAGCAAGTTAAGTTCAGCAGCAGTAGAGTTTACTGCTCCATCAGCCAACTGAAGACCGCCTGCTTTGCCGATAATGAAATCGAGATCACTTGCAAGTGTAAGATCGTTACCAGCATCAAATTGAAGCATATCGGTATCACCGACAGCACCCATGTAGCTGTCATCAGCAACAACGAAGCTTGTACCTACGACTTCACCTGAACTACCGTAGATAAGAGCCTTGCTGTTTACAACTGTACTGGCTTGTGAACCATCAACCAAGTTGAGTTCAGCAGCAGTAGAAGTTACAAGAACATCTGCTAGTTTAAGACCCTTGGTACCGCCGTTATGTTGTTCAATGTTAACGTCACCATCTTCTTCTATTTGCATAATGATGGTTGATTGAGCACTGGAATCCTTGAAGAGGACATCACCTTCGCGAACGAGGGAGCCGCTAAGTCGCGCCTCACCTACCTGAAATTTATAAGCCATATTTAAAAACCCTCCATATTATAAGTTTTGTTTTTGGCAGGATGGGTCAGACAATGCTGACTTCACCCCAAACGATACACGTGTATCGTTCGCTTATAAGTATGTCGTTGAGTCCTCTAAATTTCTTAGAAACAACACTTTTTTTTCTGCCGATAATAAATCTCCTGCTATTGTCCGGCAACAACTTCAAATGAATCGAATTTTAGAACAGTAACCAAGAGCCAGAAGTGGCATAAATAATGGACGCTAGCCCATATGGAGACTTTATAATAATACTGTCGAGCCCATCAATCGTGTGTGTACCACTCGTCTCAATTGTGATCTTGCGTATATCGCTGCAATTGCTTGGAGCCTTTATATAGAACACATCTCCTACCGTAGGCGCGGGGGTTTCCGGCAACGAGAGAGTCATCGTGCTCACGCTGGTTCCTATGGCTCCAGTGAAGTAGTTGAAGCCTGCGGTTAGAAGAGAACCGTGCACAGCGGCTGTAGCTGTTATTCGATCTCCAGAACCTCCTGAGCTAGCAGTTATTCCTGTTAACCTGCTACCGTCTCCCTCAAAAAAGTTGGCTTTAACCCCGATGCTGGCGGTCATCTCGCCAACCAGCGAAAGTGCACTGCCATCAAAAGTAAGATCCGATTCACAAGTATATGTGTTTGAATCGCCGGCAACATTTGTAACTAAAGAGTTATTAGTAGCGTTTGTAATCCGAGGGACGTTAATGATTGCCGAACCGTCGGAAGTGCTTAGGTTACCTGATACTATATTCTCGACAATTAAGTCGCCCGGTAAGTATTTTGTTGCTGCTATTACGGTGCCTGATAGTGTATTGTACGCCATAGTGCGTCGAAGCCCCCGCTAGAATACATACCATGCAGTGGCACCATTTGAATATAGATGAATAGCCGGCATAGAACCGGTTAAGAGGTAATACGATGCACCGTCGATGGTCTGCCCTGCTGACGCCGAAATGTGAATCGCAGATCCTGTGGTGCGGTCGTTGGGGTATTCATCCTTGACGATCACGATGCCGCCGCGTCCAACGGCGGCTGCGGAAGGAAGTCTCAGATTTGTTTCTGCATCGCCTACATTGACACCCAAGATATAATCGCCAGCACTAGCTGTTACTTTATCCGCCCCTACTTGGCGGTAGTTGCCTTGGAAGGCTCCCGAAAGTGTAAGACCGCCAGACCCAGTGATATATACTCTATTCTCAGCTACAGACGCGCTAAGGATATAACCAGAGGTCGACCAGACCGAGAGGCTACCAGTGCGGATATGAGTATCATCATTCGAATTACCAAACTTGGTAGAACCAGTTGCATCAATAACAGTTACGTCTTCGATGTGCATATGACTGGCACTTATTGTTCCCGTAATTGAGAAGGTGCCAGTTAGTTGTAATAGGTTGTGGGCGGACGAGTAAGTGAAATTGGCGGAACCAGACGTTGATGTGTCGGTGTTATCGGAGCCCGTTATATACTGTATGGAACCTGAAGGCCCATTTGCGCCGCCGGAACTAGCAGCGGATCCAGTATCTGAACAATTGATATATGCCCAACCAAAGTTAGCCATTCTATCCTACTCCTACAGAACCTGACCAGCTTGGACCGTCATCCGTAGAGACACTATTCGCGTTGATATTAGTAAGTCCCGCTACAACTGTAATATTAGGGGTGCCGCTAGCGGCAACAACCCAGAGTTGACTAATCTTAACTTCCATGCTGATCTCGGCGCCGGCGCCTAGGCTATAATGCTCTGTGCCGGCAAGGCCGGCTTCCGAGAAAGCTATCAGCATGTTGATAGATGAATCAATATTTCTGACGGTAACCCACCGTGTTACCTCTGGGAATGAAAGTACTGATGGGCTAGTAGAGATTGCTCCGGTGTATGCCCAAGGTCTCCCGCTAACCTGAAATGAACCTACATTATTTATGCCGGGGACGATGTTCCATGAATTATTCGCCATATTATAAAACTCCTAATTTGTTATAACTTACTATAAATAGTCATTAAGTTTTTCTATTGCGCGTTCTTTCTTTGGCGCGTTGTCTTTTTTTCTCTTCTCGCAATCTTCTGCGTTCTGTTCGAATTCGTTTTTCTTTTTTCGCCACAGATGGTTTCTTGTAATAACGATTGTCTCGCATCGTTTCCAAGAGTCCTTCTTTTTTGACCTTTTTAGTGAATCGGCGAATCATTTTATCTACTTGTCCGCGACATTGATCAAGGTCAACGCTAACACGTGCTACTTTAGCCATTTTATTCCTGCTTCTACTTTATTGCTTGCCATATGGCAGATGAATTTCCCACCAAAGAACTTATGTCAACACCGGAGTCTCTGGGGTCTCCCAAATCTACGGCGCCTTGTTTCTTTTCCTTGGGGGCTGTTTCATAACTAGTTAGTGCTTCGGTTCCTTCGAACAGATTAACTCCATTATATGCATCTTTGCCGACCGATTCCATCATCTTGGCTCGGTGCTCTTGCAGTTTCTTCCTTGTATCGGCGGTTTTGCGGCGCATGCGCAGGTCTGCATCGAAATCTTTTTGCTTTGTTGGTGGCGCGGATTCTACAATCACAGATTGTTGCATTCCTTTTGCCACTTCTGCCACTACATTCGAGAGCAGCCCTTCTTCTATGAGCACTTCGTTAATGCATTCTTTTACTAATGGCTTGATTAACTTTTTAAGATCGTTCTTTTTCACTTTGTTTCCTTGATATTTTTAGGTGATTGCAAGTTCGGGTGCGATTTTTTGCATGCGGAGCGCTATGTGCTTGCCAATATTTTCTGCTGTTGTAGGTCCAAGCCTTTTTGATAACTGTTCAATAAACTGTGTTATACGCATCTCGCCGGGTGGATAATTTCCACAACCGCGTTTGCCGGCATTGCCGGCTTTTTGCTTGGTATTTGCCTCTCTGTTGGCATCTTTTTGTGCTTTTTTGCCGCGGCCCTTTTTGGTTTGATATTCAGCTATCGCTGCTTGTTCGGAGGGTGGTTCAGCAGCTGTATATCCATTACATTCGAGGCAGTTCAATACCCATGCGTTTATCGCCTGAAATGCGGACTTTGCATATGCTCTTTCATCTTTGGCGAGTTTGCTTTTGGCGCCGTTTTCTTCGGGCACCTCGTCGGCGCCGTCTTGGAAAATGCGAGTGATGAAATTTTCACCCACTTTAATATCTTCCATTGTTTGGGCAAGAAGCTTCTTCTGATCGGCAGATAGGTATTTCGGGGTGCCGGGATCAAAGCTAGGATCAACGGCTCCCCTGGTGATGGAACTGTTTGTGGGTGTTGCTGCAGCACCGGCAGTGCCGGTGCCAAACTTTGTGTTCATTGTTCGCATCTTCTGAGGCTTACCATGGAGCCAATCTGATACCTTCCGTGCTTTAATATTACGAGCGGCGGCGGCTTTTGTACCGGTCACATTCCGAATACCTGTTTTAGCGGCGCCTGTTGCTGCGGCTGCTTTTGTCCTTGCGGCGTTGGCTTTTGCCTTTACTGTATCTAGCACACCCTCGTCGAGTTGTTTATCTTCTGTCAAGAATTGGCGCCATTTATCAGCGATTTCCTTGTCATCTTCATAGCTCGACCAGTCGCTCATTTGTCAAGAACCTCGCTCAGCAGGTGATTAATCTTATCAGTCTTGTTGAGCATATTCTGTGTGGCGTGTTCCTTTACCTCTTTCATCATAAATGCGCCTGGAGTAGAGGGTTCGGACACAAAGTCGAAGCAGATCAACTGGAAGTCATCTTCTACAATTGTTTTGCCCATTGACTCTGAAACTGATCCCATTCCTCTCGATGAAATACCGAGTTGGCAACCAGAGTTCACGAGCCCCTTGAGGATGTCTCCGGAAGGTGTATCGAGGACAAGCACTTTGCCCATAACTACGGGTCCTTCCATCCAGATGTCGATGACCATGTGGGATGCATTCTTGAGGTTGATAACAGAGTCGTCTGGGTGATCTAACTCGCCTAGCGCTCTTTTGGCTTTTACCAACTCTTTGTATGTTTTAATCTGCGGAGTAATAACATCTAGCGGATAAGTGCGGCCGTTACCGTTTACACAGTCAGCCTCTTGAAGCTTGCCGGATAAAATCATGCCGCCTTCTGCGACAAAACGTTTCTCGTCTTCGGTTAGAAGGTCTTGGCAAACACCCCCTTCACAAAGAGGATAGAATTCTCTTAGTAGTACTTTCGCCATGGCTAACTACCTTTACAACATCGTCGTACGGGTTGAAGTTTCCATTTTCTAGTCCATGTATTAAACATCTTGTGCCTCCTGATCGGTATTGTCCGTTGCTTGTGTTTTAGATTCAATGTCTCTGAGTTGTTTTGCTACCGTTTTCTCTATCTGTTTGAGTATGCGTTGTAAATATGCCCTATGCTGATTTAAGTCAACGCCGGGGACTGCCGCGAGGTTTGAGAAGTATGCTTCGATTTGTTCTACCACTCCTTTCTCTAAACTTGTAAACTCTTGATCGGCATCGGAAATGCGGTCCAGTGCGCCTTTCTTGCGTGCGGCAGTAGAAGTAGCTTGGGAAGTTAGCTCAGCTTCTTTCCCTGCTTGGGCCGAGGTTAACTCTTGAAGTATTATCTTTTTAAGTTGTGCCTTAGTGATCTTCATTACCTATATCCTTTTTTGTATATTTAATACCATCGTCGCCTATAATCATATTAAGAGTATATGACGTTCCCGACGATAACCACCCTAAAAGAAAGAAATTTATAGGTGTAACATCAAAACTAAATAGTTCTGTGTAGGGAGAAAGAAGCATTAAAATCCAGCCAACGTGAAAGCCCATGCACATGGGACAGCTAAAGAGCTTTCCTAGGTGTCCTGTGCGGGGTCTGATTGCACTAAATATATCACCGTATACTATGATCTGTGTGAGCCCGTATGCTATCAATATAAATGTTAGAAGTTCCATTATTGTCCCGGCTCAGTTTTTGTTACATTGTTATCGGTTGTGCCGCTTAAATCTAAAGTTGGCAACCACGTTTGTATGACTTTATCAAAATCGGGGATTGTTTGGTCTGGGTTCTGCTCAATATGTCCGGATATATCATCCATCATTTTTTGCACAAACCGGTCTTCCAAGTTATCGTCAATCAAGTCTTGAAACCCGTCGTCTAAATTAAATAAATCTAAGAAGGGATTTTGATTTGTCTTTGAGTCATCGGCTCTTGAATAAGTCTTAACCATATCTTTGATCACGTCTAGAGAATCGGCGCCGATTGCAACCAAGCCTCCGACTGGACCGGTCAAGCTTCCGACTAGCCTTAGCAAACTTTTGCCACCTAAATTTAAAAGTTTCTGCTGTCTTTCTTTTGTTTCCTCACCCTTTTTTTCAGCAGCAATTAAGTCGATGGCGTCACCAAGCATTCTCCAAGTAACCCAATTGTTTTGTTCTTCGTTAACAATAAACTTGTTCCAGCTCTCCATTATCAATTTCATTTCAGACATATCGACAGTTCCTATATCGTATATAAGTAGCTGAGTGAATAAGTATCTCGAACAAATCCTGGTCGCATCGAACCCTGTTCGACTTCTTGGGGCACTTCTCCTAGTTCTGTTGAGTGTTCTTTGTCTGGGTGAGTTAGCTCGTCATCTGCCATCGATATAATTGCTTCTGTCGATTCAAAATATGGACGTTCTTCGTCAATAAACTCTGATATTTTAATGAGTGCCATCTTCGGAGTGCTCAACTCTGGGGTTGAGGCTGTTTCCATTAGCGCTTCGATAGAGCCGAAAAATGAGCCGGCTTGGATTGAATCCGAAATCACGAGCCCCTTCTTGCGTAGGTGTGCAAACAGTCTATTCTGAGCACCATAAACCAAATCACTCATAGCGTCTTTGGGAAATGCTGTTATCTTATTGTTATTCGTCGACAACACAATATCTATATCGCCGTGGTCGAAAATCATTAAGTCGCCGCTCATGCTTCGGCGGACATCCATCTCAAGTCTGACAACTGCATCATCAGCCTTGTCGCCTAATCTAACTGTTATCGCCATTTGCCTGAACCTCCCTAGCTAAACTTTGTGTTCTCAACACTGTCAGCAACGTCTTCTCTTCGACAGGGGCTTTAGCAAACTCATTGAGGCAACTTATCACCTCCTTAGTACGGCGTACCATCTCTGGATTGCTTTTCATCTCTTCTGTTGTGAGAGATTCCTGCAGAACACCTTTTAATCTTGCGACTTCTTCGTTGAGGAAAACTTTAAGCTCCAAAGCGTTGTCTGCGAAAGAGGCAATATAATACGACAGGAGAGCTTTTTGTTCTGACAGAAGCTCTTCGTTGTATTTCTCATTAAACTTCTCGACAAACTTTCGGACCACTATGTCATCCACTGAGGCATCTATAGTATCAGTTGGTGGCTGTGTGGTCATCTTCTCCAAAATCTCTTGCTCTAACATAACATGCCTCTTGGGGGAGACCTTAGTTGAAAACATCTGTGCTATCGAGGCTAAGTTTCTGTAGTTTGGTACAAAGTTTGAGAATACTGAGGGTTCTATCTCTTTATTAACATCTGCGATTAAAGCGCTCTGTGCAGCAAAGATACCGTTCGGGTCGATAAGTCGGTTGGCTATCTTGGCTTCTCTGATAATTCTTTCAGAGGTCTCACGATCGAGACCTTGTTCACAATAAAGAGATTGATGACATTCCAAGTCGCGACGTAAAATAGAATCTGCTCCAAAGTGTCTCTTCATGATCCGAATAACTGCAGCGCGGCGCCGATGATCACCTCTCATGGTTGCAACAGTCGCCTCTCGAAGAAGAGCTTCATATACAAAAGCAGTGTTTCTTTTTTTGTTGTGTCTATTTCTCATTCTGTTGCTCCAGCGTTTGCAGTTCATCAATAAGCGAGCCAATAGACTCGTTAACGACAAAGAGCTTTTCCTCTTCAGATAGTTCTCTTGCCTTATAAATAGGTTCCTTTCCTTCAAAAATACCGTTTGTGGTTCCTTCCAATTTTACCAAAGACTGAATATATTTGATACCGGGAGTTATATTCGTGGTTGTACTCTTGGTTTTAGAGTGTCCCCCTTGAGATAGGAACGAGTTGTTATTTTGGGCTCCGTTGCGTTTATCGACCTTTTTGGGATAGTATTTCTTTCCCTTGTCGCCGGCAGTGCGCTGAGGTGTCCGGTAAGGTTTATCTAAACGTTTCACATCTTTCTTAGATCCTGGGGGAACTGCCAATAATGGAGATTCGTCGGCGGCTGCCTCTGGTTCTCCACCTATGTCTCCAGCATCTCCTGCGGCCATCTCTTCACCACCCAAGTCGAGATCACCACCTAGGTCGCCGCCTAAGTCTCCTCCAAGGTCTCCGCCTAAGTCTCCGCCTAATCCGCCGGCTCCTTCGGCTGCAGCCTGCTCAGCGACCTGCTGGAGGGCTGCGTCATGTTTACGATCATAGTACATCTCGCGCTGGTTTCTTAAGAACTCTTCCTGCGACATACCAAAGATATTTTGGGTTACCCAGCGACGAGAGAAGAAACCTTCTGTAGCTGAAGCTGCAATATCGAACTTCTGCTTCCAGAACTCGATCTCTTGTAGCTCTGCAATCTTTGATGGGTTATTCAATGTTAACTCAAAGCTTAACAAGTCGTCGCCCCTAAATCCAAGCGTGTACAGATGGATTACAGCAACCTTCGTCAGTTCTGCAATGATAACTCTTTGCAGTCTTTGAATAGTTCTTGCGAATCTAATATCCTTTTGTGCTAGAGTCGCTTTATCTTCGTCGGCGCCCTCACCCATTGTAAGATAAGATTGAGGAATCTTAAGCGCTGAGAAAAGCTTGTCTCGTAGATATTTAATATCGTCAATGGCTGTGATATTTTGTGCTCCGGCTAAAGACTGAATGTCTGTTGTTGAGCCCGGGCGAACTGGAATAAAGTAGTCTTCTTCTATGCTCATCGGATTGTAGCGAAGATCAACCTTACCTGTCTTAGGATCAACCACAGAGTGGCGTTTGAGGTTCGTTACAGTCTTTTGCATGAACTGTTCCACATCTTGTGGAGGAATGCCTCCGACATCAATCTTAAAGACGCGTCGTTCTGATGAGCGGATAACACGGTATGCCATCATAGCATCTTCCATAAGTGTTAGCTGGCGCCAGATTCGGCGCGCAGGCTCAAGAATGGAGGTTCCATACGGTGCGTATTTGTCGTTCCCTAAGACACGGAAATGGCAGACCTGCCAGTTCTCAAAGGTCAATCCTGCAGAGTTCCATTGATACTGGATGTAGTTTGGGTTTGTTGAATCCTTTCCTTCTAATCTCTCTACTTCGGAAGTCGGAAGAGCAATAACTGACTGCACTCCAAATTTATCGTCGATGTCGAGGTACAGGAAGAAGTCTCCGTACTTGCACATTGTGCGAGCCCAACCAAATAGGTTATACTTTAAATTTAATATGTCTCCGAACAATGAATCCAGCACTGCAGTGATCTCTTCATTCGGACACTTGATATTAAGCATCGGGCGCAACTCTGAATAAGTTGTCATCTCGTCTGCGTAGATATCCATTGTTGAAGCGATCTCTGGTGCGTATTCCATTTGATCAAAGTCGACATATCGTTCGGCGCGGCGCTGGTTCGCTATTGCATTTGTTGCAACAACGTCTA